CTTGGCCGTCAGGTCTTCCGCAGCCTCGCCCGCTCAGGTGAGCTCCGTGGCTTCTTCGGTGATAGCTCAGCGGGTGTGGCTAGCGGCGCTCGCGTCCTCAATGATGAGGTTGTCCTCAGCGACCTCCGAGACGTGCTCGGCATCCCCAACATCCTCGTTGGCGCGGCTCGTCAAGACACCGCTGTTCCTGGCGCGTCTAGCTCTGAGAGCTATATCTGGACGGGTGACAGCATCTTCATGGGCATCCTCCACGGCTCTGATGCTGTTCAGTCTCGCTCAGGCGTTCGCATGATGCCTGTCGCGGCGGCTAACATGGTCTTTGAGACGATGAAGGCGGGCCAGTATGATGAGCTCGACATGACACGCCGCAACGTGTGGGCTGACGAGTCACAGAAGTTCCAGGTCATTGACGGGAACCTTGGCTTCGTCCTCACCGACTGTCTCTAAGAGGTCAAGTGATCTGCTCATGTGGACGAACCCACGCCGCCCTGCTTGCTGAGAGAGTTGACGCTGATAAGAAGGCGATTGACGATCTTAGCAGGCAGGTGGGCGCTATCCGTGGGCCAATCCAAGAGCTGATCAAGGCCAAGATCGCTGAGCTTAAAGCAGAGTACAGCGCAGAGACAAGAATGAAGCGGGCGCTCGCCCGCGCTCAGCGTGAGCTTGTAGGCAACCTCAAGGCGGCCCTCGATCTCACTTCAGCTGAGCAGCTCCTCCTCTTGCCACGCGACCAACTGAGTGAGCTCATCCTCACAGGTGGTCTAGGCTTGGCGATTGAGGACTTCATAGACGCTCAAGCGTCAATCACTGAGGCGGCGATGGACACCATTCAGGTGATTGTATCGGGCGCCTCTATTGGTGACGTTCCTGACGTTGTGGCTGTTGGTATGGCCGCAGCGGATAACGTGTTCCAAGACGTGATCCTCCCTGACGCGCTCAGCGCGGTGAGAACGGCGCTTCAAGGGATCACGGTGGACGTCCCCATCAATCAAGCCATGAGTGGACTATCTCAGAGGCTTGAGCAATCTACAGGGCGCCAGCTCACAGTTGTGAGGACTGAGCTTGCCAACTATGGGCGAACCATCACCGCCAAAGCGGCTGAGGTGTATGGGCTCGACCTCTACCTATACACAGGCCCCAAGGATGGAATCACTCGCGGCTTTTGTCGCGCTCTGATTAACTTGGTAGTTGATGAGAGACAGATGAGGCGGCTCAACAATGGTCAAGGGCTGCCTGTCAAAACAAGCGGCGGCGGTTATAACTGCCGACACTCTTGGAGCCCTGTTAGTCAGGACTTTGTAGACGCCGCGAACCTCACTAGAGCAAGAGCTCAAGACATAACCAAAGCCAACGGAGCCGCGCCATGATCAAAGCTGTCACAGGTCAGTCAAGAGTCTTTGAGTGGGTAGCGCCTGGGCCATTGAGCGCAGCGCCTAGCTTGACGGTGGGGAGCTCCTCACCTGTGACCCTCACTCAGACAAGAGCAGACGCAACCGTCAGCGCCATTGGTAACGACAGGAGGACGCTCACCGTCAACTCACAGGCGAGCGCGCTCCAAGCTGATCAGCTCAAGGCTTATCTCGTCACCGATGGGGATAGCATCTACAGCGTGACCGTGGTGAGGATGGTTGGGACAACCGCCATCCTAGCTGAGCCGCTCCCCCGTGAGATCGACCTCAGCGTGAGCGCCTCGCTTGTCTTTGGGATGTACTATGGGACGATCCCCACAGCCATCACCAACGTCACAAGCTACTATCCGTGGACGGTGAGCTATTCCCATGACCTCGGTCAGCAGACCGCGCCAAAGCTTGAGAAGGGACTCCTCAAGGTCACGCCTCGCCCCTTTGATACAGGGTTGAGCCATGATGAGCTTGTGAGCCAATTCCCTCAACTAGCTGACATGGTTCCACGCCGTCAGAGCTCCTTCGCTCCTCAGGTGGAGGCCGCGCTCCAAGAGCTCATCCTTGTCATCCGTGACCATCTCAAAGATGAGCCTGACGTGACTGAGGATGAGGTCTTTAACGCTCACAGCTTCCAGAATGCTCACGCCTACTGCACAGCGGCGTGCATCTACGAGATGATCAATCAGCTCGACACCGCCGCCGCTATGCGTGAGCGTTGTATGGAGCTCATGGATATTAGCTTGAGGAGCTTGGCCCTAGACCGCGATGGTGACAACGTGGTGGATGAGGGTGAGTTGGATATTGCCAAGAAGGGCGGGAGCTATCGCGACCTCAGAGCCTCTTGGCGCTCTTATTCAAAGACCCAATATGATCAGAGCTTCACCCCAACAAGAGGAATGAGGCACTAGTCATGGGCGCCAAGGTCAAGCTCAATCTCCCCTCATCTCTGTGGACTGCTAAGGACTCAGCGCGCTTGGCTGCTGACACCTTAGCGGCGATCAAGTTGAGGACGAGCAAGGGCATTGACGCCAACGGAGCTCCCTTTATCGACTACTCAACACGGCCTTTATATGTTTCTTATCGTGGCGCTAGGCTGAAGCCAAAGGGCGGGCGAGTATCGAGGACAGGGCTGAGCGTTTATTACAAGGACGGATACAAGCAATATAAGATTGAGAGCCGCCGCATGGGTCGAGGCTCCAGCGCGCTTGTTGATCTCGTCCTTAGCGGGACGCTCATGAACAATCTTGTCATCCTCCACGCTGACGCTCAGCGCTTCATCATTGGGCTCACTCAACACGTTCGCCATTATGGTTATGAGGTGAACAATGACCGTGAGTTCCTTGGCCTATCTCAGCGTGATGTAAATGTGTTAGTCTCAGCGGTACAGCTCGCCATCACCCGCAAGATTAAAGGAGGGCGCTCATGAGCCAAGGCATCTTCTCAGCGCTCGACTATCTAGAAGGTCAAATTGAGGCCACCCTCCCCAAGACTGACAGCCATCATGGCTTCGTCAGTATCAACAGCTCAGGGAGAGTGGGGCCGCTTGAGGCCCATCAGCACACCACACGATTCTTTGAGCTCCGCTTGGACACCTTTGGTATTGATGACGGGGAGGCGGGGATCAGCGGGAGGCGCCGCGCCACCGTGACCCTTCGCGTCAGATATGACATTGGTGAGATTCACTTCATGGAGCGCATGATCGCGGAGGATGCTGCGGCCCTCCTCGTCACCTTGAAGGGGCCTCAATACGACTTGGTGAATACAGGGATCGTCAGCTTGATCCCAGGTGACCCCACCACGGAGCCAATCCTTGACCCCACAACTGAGGCGCTCGCCTTGGTTCTTTCATTCCCCTTTGATCTGCTTTACTTGGAGGCATTATGAGCGTCACTCATAGAACTCTCAGCGTGGCGGTGGAGTCATCATTTGGCTCACTCAGCGCTTCAACAGGGCTGCCTAATAACAGTGGCCTCACCTTCACCTCTATCCCTTGCGAGCGTGACCCAATCATCATCTATGGTGACGTGGTTGTCTCTGAGCGTAATGACGCCCGTGATGGGACGTATGGGAACGCCCCTGAGCCTGACACGGTTTGGAGTGGTGGCTCGCGTGTTCGCCGCCGTACAGGTCAAGTCAATCTCCGTGTTGACCTCACCACCATTGGGACGGCCTCAACCAACTATAACAGCAACTATCTTGGTCATCTGCTGGGTGGTGGCTTCCTCCGTCAGTTGGCGGGGATCAATAGTGACACCGTGGCCTCAGCCATTGACGTCAACACCTTCACGCCCACAGCGACGAGCACAGACTACTCTGTGGGGAGCTTGATTGGTGTTGGGCCTCTCAATGGGCGCGCTGAGTATAGCGCGGTGACTGATGATGACGTGAGCGGAAACGTGACCGTGAGCCCCGCCTTCTCAAGTGACACGAGCGGCCAGCTTGTCTACCTCTTGGAGAATTGGTTCCCCGCTCAGCGTGGAGACATGGGCTCAACTGCTCACTCACTCAGCTTCCGTGTTGATGGCGTTGACTTCCGCTCATACGCTTATGGCTGCCGCCTTGAGACAATGTCTCTGACCCTCGACAATGGGCGCGTCATGGCTGATCTCACCTATCAAGCGGCGCTCATCCAAGACGATCATGGGAACGCCGTTGGGCCTGTTGAGCCTGTCTACAACTCAGGAGCTCCCTGCTTCTTCCGTGGGAGCTATGCAGTCATCTCAAGCGGCTCACCGACCTCGACCACGGACGCCTCCACAGGTGACACCTTGGGACGGATCGCCCTTGACGTGGATGAGTTCACCCTCACCGTCACCAACACGCTCACACCAAAGGGTCACAGCAATAGCATCCTAGCCATGAGTGACATGGAGGTGAGTGACGTGGACGTGGAGCTCAGCCTCACGCTCTCCAATGTCAATACCACGATCAACAATGACTTCTTCAATCGGACGCTCCGCCAAGTGCTGATTGGCTTTGGCCCATTGGCGAGCGGTCAGGGTGGCGCCTTCATGCTCCCCGCTGCCTACCTCACCGCTGATCCATCCAAGTATGATCCAAGCGGGAATGACATTGTTCGCCAACAGCTCACCTACAAGCAAGCGCGCTTTGGTGGTGATATTGCTGACACAGGCAAGGCATACAACACGCCCTTCCGTTTGGCTCTTGGTAAAGGTATCTGATCATGGCGCTCTCATTCCTCCCAGACTCTGACTTGACCCTTGACGTGGTTGTCACCTGTGACCCTGCGGTGGTCGCGACTGATGAACAGGCTCAAGCCTACCTCCTCAGCGGTGACATGAATGACTTGGGGGGATATGAGGGGGCCACGATCTTCACCTTGAAGGCGCTCTCACCTAGCGACCGCGAGGCGGCTGAGGTCAAGGCGGGGGCTTACACTCGCTCTGAGCTTGGTCGGATGCTTTGGGTGGAAGCACCTGAGGAGCCAAAGGCCAAGGCGCGCTGGCATCATGAGCTCGCTGAGGATGAGCGTGAGGCGCTCGCCCTATATCAGAGCTATCTCAACAAGGTCTTTGTGGAGATGGTCAACGTGGCGCTGATCAAGATTGATGGCGAGGAGGCCAAGGGCAAGGTCGATCTGATCAAGCCTGAGTCTCACCGCCTTCAAGTCATCAGCGAGCTCGTCCAGCATATCCAACGGATGAGCCTCTTAGGCCAAGCGGGAAAATAGCGCTCGCCTCCTCTGTTTGGCTCGCCAACAGCGGAGGCCGTGGATGGAGCTGTGACCAATGCAAGGCGCGCCCTGCATTGAGGCGGCAGCGTGGGAACTGTGGCGGCCCCTTCCGCGAGGGGCTCCCCCTCGCTCAGCGAGATGAGCGGGGGCTCTTTGTGCCAGGCTATCGAGTGGCGCCCAACTGCGGTGGGAGCTTCTCTGACCTTGAGGTGAGGCGCTGCCCTATTGCTGACGCCAACCGCTTGGCCTCATTGATTGATGTATATCACCGACATAGGCAAGGGCTCAGCTCCATTGAATCTAGCTATCCGCGCCCAACCTGTGCAATCATTGAAGCGCTTGACGTGCTACATCACAACACTGAGGAGCTGTTGATGAGGCAAAGAGAGCAAGCAATACAGGAGGCCCAACATGGCTGAGAATACCATTGAGATTGAAGTTGAACTCAAAGGTCAAAAGGACGTCACCAAGCAGCTAGACAGCCTCAAGAGTGGGGCCAAGGATGTTGGTGAGGGCTTTAAGGGTGTCACCTCGATCATGGACAAGAGCTCGTCACAGATTGGCGAGGGTCTCTCCACCATGACTGACGCCGTGGGCTCCTCAGTTGATGCAATCGCAAGCCTCAAGGATGGTGTGGCCCAGCTAGGCTCAGGAGGGGTGGCGAGCTTTACTAGCCTCATTGGCCCCATTGGGCTTGTCACGGGTGCGGTGGCTGCGCTTTGGCAAGGCTACCGACAGCTAAGCGGGGCGGCGGCTGAGGCTGAGGCGCGCCAAGAGGCTATGGCGGCGGCCTCCGCTGACCTCACCTCTAAGCTCGAGGCGCTCGCTGAGGGTGGGGTTGTCCCCACCACCAATGCACTTCTTAGCTTCAGCAAGGTCACACTACAGAGCCAAGTGAGTAAGGAGCTCCTTCAGCGGGCGGTTGAGAAGGCTCGGCCTCAAATGGAAGCCTACACGGAAGCGATGGAGGCACACGCCACAGCTCAGCGAGAGATGAACGCTCTTGAGGCCAAGGGCTTGAAGCTCTCGCCTGAGGGCTTGGCGGCGCGTCAGCGGCTCACTAGGGCTGAGGGCGCTCTCATCAAAGCTCAAGGCGCTTATGAGGAGCGTCTCAGGAAGCTTCAAGGCCCACTCCAAGAGAACCTCAAGCTCCTCGCTGCGGCAGCTAAGCAAGAGAAGAAGCTTGAGGAGAACACCACCGACAACCTCAAGGCCAAGGTCAAGGAGCAAGCTGAGCGCCTCAAGGTCTTACAGATAGCTGAACAAGAGCTATACACCAAGGATCAGATCGTCCTCGCCGCAGCTAAGGAGCAGATTGAGCTTGAGGCGGCTCAAGTGGCTCGCAAGTCTGAGGACATGAGCCGCCAAGAGCTGATCAAGACTGTCAACGATCAGCGTGAGGCGATTCGCCTCCTGGGCCAAGAGGACTATGAGATCAGAGCGCGCTCAGCCAAAGCGAGGCGGGCCTTTTCTGACGCTGACAAGAAGCTAGCTGAGGAGGAGCTCAAGCGGGGCCAAGCAATCGCCCGCGCCCGCGAGCAAGCTCAACGCGCTGAGGCTTCACGCCAGATGATGCTTGAGAGTCAGCTCCGTCAGCTCGACATTAAGCTCACCAAGGAGGGAGATGACGAGCTCCTCGCCTTGGCTCGCGAGCGCTATGAGACAGGGCTCCAGCTCGCCAAGGATAACGCCACAGCGCGGGCCATTGTTGAGAAGCAGTATCAGCTTGAGACAACCGCCATCATGGACGCCGCTGAGGAGAAGGAGATGGCTCGCCTTGACCGCTTGGACAAGGAGAGGATGGAGCGCCTCAAGAAGCAGGTGGCAGATGAGCAAGCG